GGATTTGAGTACTAACTTCATTCAGAACCTGCTCAATGCCAGGTCGATTCGCTCTCGGATCACCGAGTCGCAAAATCGTGTTGGCGCACAGCTGATTGTAGGTTGGCATTAGTTCTCAGTGTTCGATGCTGTCTCTTTCTGTGCCTTAGCTATCTCACAGAATCGCTCGTGAGCCTTCTTTCCCGCTAAAGACTTAGCTAGGTTCCCACAGACGCATTCAAATCGTTCTGAGGGCGTTTCTACGTCAGCCATCGCCTCATTTATCGCTGCTTGACCTTCAGCTGTTTGATTGGTGTAGGTAACTGTCCCGTCAAGAGTCATGTTACTCACTTGTTCAATCGGCGCTGCCGCCATTGTGTCTTTGCTTACGGAACTTCCTTCAAGGCCTTTGATGCGCTCGATGTTCGCTTGCTTCTCTTCGATCTGAAGTGCGATCAGTTGCGCCATCGCTGCTTTCAGATCAGGTTGGTCAGCCGTCTCTTTGCGAATCTCGCGGTCTTGACGTTTTCTTCCTAATTGCTCGATTAGCACAAAATCAAGGCCCGTGTAGCGAGGTATGTAACCCGCTTCAGATTTTCCACCAATTTCTCTCATGGTGTACTCGGTCTGTTCAACCGTTCCCGTCGCGTAGTCACGGAACTGAGTCAGCGACTGCAACATCTCATCCACTGTTGCGCGGAGAGAAGTGTGGACTTTCGCATCTTCGAGCAGTTCTTCAATCTCGTCCAAGAGAATCGGCAGAGTCGGATACTTCGGGAAAATCGCAGTCTGAATCCGCCACAACTCAGGGTCGGTAACAACTCCGTTCTCTAGTCGGATAGGGTTGTAAGTCATCCCCGCCAAAGACTTGAGTTCGACAACTCCCCGACGTGTGCGTTTGAAGATGTTTGCCGAACCGTTGATGATGCTGTGGATTTGGTCGCCTGGATAAGCCAACTTCGCTTTCATCGGCGGAATCAGTGAAGGTCTGCCAAACTCATTCATCGGGGCTTGGTAGCCCGCGGGAATCGGACGGTCGAAGTAGCTCGCATCACTCCCCGTGGACTTCTGCCACATCTCCACGTTCATCCATGCGTACTTGTCCACAAGAACGGGAGTTAGTCGTCCTTTTCGGATGAAGTTCTTCACGACGTTGAGACAAGGGTTAGAGACTTCTATTCCGCCCCACTTTGTATGTGCGCGCTCGATAGCAGTCTCAGGTTCTACCGTACTTCCTAAAACTGTGACGAATCGAGGTGCTTCGTTGTCGCGGGACTTCTGAGGTATTTCAAAAGGTGCTCCGTCTACCGGATAACCTTCACTTACTTCTCGTTCAAGAACTTGACTCACTCTGTTTCTCCGTTGCTCTAGTTGAGCATATCAACCAATTCAGGTCGAGTAACTGTAAACCCATGCTTCTGAAGCGTATTTAATGCTCCACTTATTCTACATTCATCACAATCAATGCGCGGATATTGAGGATTTGACTTGCTACATATAGCGCAAGTCTTTTCATATTTTGCCCAACACTCATCACATATTATTTCACATTCAGGATCGTGATAAATGCCGTGCTCACATGGAGGACGCAGCACGCAAAGATACTGAAGCACATGCCTCAGCACCGATTCGTCTCCGTCCCATCCATTCTCTATGGCATTAGAAACTTCATAATCAATCCTGATCTGGCGAGATCGTTCTGCCTTTTCTTTGCTCCGAACAACTACTTCATGTTCAAGAACTGCCGACATTTAATCGTCTCCGTTACCCTAGTTGGGTATGATTATGCCACCGACTTCTTTCTTGCATGGTACTGCTTCATTCCTTCAGAAATTCTCATACGCTGATACAATGAACGCTTTTTCCCTAAATGAAACAAACTCATCTTTTGTCTTGCTTCCAAAGTATGAGAAGGGTACGATTCCCGTTTTTTGTGACCTTCTGAGATGTTCTTCTTGGCCTCTTCCGACCTTGCTTTCCCTTTACGAGCACGACTCATCTTAGCCTTAGTTTCATCCGTATGGCGAAATCCCAGAGTGTGCTTATTACCCTTTAATCGATCACTGATTCTTTGTCGCACATCAGCCGGAGGTTTGTACCCGTGAAATGCAGCCCCTCCATCTGTTGCATTAGTAAGCCTATATCCTCTTTGCTTAAATAACGCAATGTACGCCATTTCTCTCTCATCGCCATCTTCAGTCTCGCACAAAAGACTAATTGTAGGCGCTTCGGAAAGACCTTTAATCCAATTTCTAACGTACGTTCTACGCTCCGATTTATGCGCCAACCTTACGTGCTCATATAAACGCCTTTTAAGGCTATATCGCGTTTGTCCGACATACCGCAATTCGCCCGTAACAGAATCTTTCAAGGCGTAAATATTAATCGTCATCATCAACCAAGCAGTATCAATCCAGATTTGCCACCGACCGAATGAGGTTTACGCTCCCAATGATTTGCCATGTAGTCGCTGTAAACCTTGATATCTTCTCTCCGCTGTTTCTGTCCGTTCCGAATCTCACTCGCTAAATCTCTTTGCGCTTCGTTCGACTCAAAGAACCGGATGTCTTGAGTAGGATTCACGTCTTTGTCGTGCAGCGTTTCCCAATTCTTCTTCTTGACCCAATTAAGTAATCGATCATTAGGTTCGATATATCTCCCCCAACAATGCGCGTACTCAAGCCCACATGAACACGTATCTCCAAGACACGGACAGCATACTCCGTCATGGCTTGTGTGACAACGAAGTTCTACATACTTCTCTGACGGAATCGGCCCCGTCATGTCCCACAACTCTCCATTGTCGTATTGGTATCTTCGGGCTTCCCAGAATTGTTCAGTAGGTGCGTATTGCTCAGGTTCGATACGTTCTAAGAGAACCCACCGCGGAGCAGCTACAAAGTTTCCGTCTGATGTCGTAAAAGCGTGAAAGATAGGAAAGACGTAGCCGGGAGGTTCTTCACCCATGACGTGTGGATACCACCGAAACTCCTGTGGTGCCCATGCGAGTTTGATAATCGGCCTACCGTCCTTCGTACCAACGATGTCGTCAATACGTTTCTGGTAGGCCGATTGATCGAAGTTAGAGGGGGGCAGTTCGTTGGCTTCCCAGTGCTCCGCCCCGTCCCTCGGTGTGATAATCATGCGAAACCGATAATCCTCAGAGTCTCAGTACCCGTGAGCGCAGCACCGCTAATCGTCGCGGTCTGTCCGCTGAACGTCACGACAAACGGCCCCAAGGCTCGTTGCGGAGACTTCACGAAATTAGTCACGTACGTACCTGAGGTGTCGCCGCTTCCGGTAATTGAGACATCCTCATATATCATGCCTGACCCGTCGTTGTTCGTTCCCGGCCCCGGCTGAAAACTTGATAATGCGGTTGTGTAACTCATTCAAGAACCCTCCAAACTATGTTAAAATAGCGGTGCGAGCGACGTTTGAGCGCCGCCCGCGTTTTACACCGACATTCACTTTAGGAGCACATGCCGATGCAAGAATCTGATGTTACCTTCCCTACGCCTCTTCGTAAACCCGAACGTATCGCCAAAATCAGAAACCTGACTGACAAAAAATTCGGTCGCCTATTCGCAGTAAAACTTCTAGGCATGACTGACGATAGTAAGCGTCGAGCGGTCTGGCTCTTTCAGTGCGATTGCGGTCAACTAATCGCCGCGGTAGGTAACGACGTTTCCGCAGGCAATACCAACAGTTGTGGTTGCTACTTTCGTGAACGCATGAAAGAAACATTTACAACTCATGGGATGCGTCGCAGCCGCGAATACAAGAAGCATTCAAACATGATGTCTCGCTGCTTCGACCCAAACAACATTCAAGCCAAAGACTATAGCGAGCGTGGCATCACCGTCTGCGAATACCTGAAAGACTTTTCCAATTTCTTCAAAGAACTAGGCCCACTACCATCCCGTGCTTACTCAACCGACCGTATCGACAACGATGGTAATTATTCTTGCGGCCATTGCGAGCAGTGTATCACTAACGGATGGCCCAAGAACGTTCGGTGGGCAACCCGTACGCAGCAAGCAGGCAATAAGCGGAACTCCCACCTGATTACCATTGACGGAGAAACCCATCACCTAGCCGAATGGTGTCGCCGCGCAGGAAAGACACACGCAACAGTCATTCGCAACCTTCAAAAAGGCTACAGCCCCGAGCAGGCACTTGGATTCAAAGAACGTCCGATTCGTGAAGGTCACGGGGCTAATGGCAAATTCTTAAAAGGCCACCAGCCCCACAACCTGAAAAACTCCTAAAGGAACAGTTACCCATTCCAACAGAAGACTAATTTCCCATCCCTACGCTGGCTTGGGTTACTATACCAGTCAACGAACTGCGTTTGATTGTGCTAACTGAATTCGGATCGCTCAACGCTAGGCACCACGAAGTTCCAAACATCCGATAGTAGCTTCTGCTGCCCGTCGAGTTCACGCCGGGAAGGTTGCGCCACGTCAGGTTGTCAGGTTGGAGGTCGCCCATCGGGAATTCGGTGTGCTTTTCAATCGAATCCTTGAAGAACGTACTTCGATCTTCTTCCCAATTCGACATTTCCAGCATCCGTGTTCCGTCTGCGTCTTTGTAACCACCTGCGATGTCGGTGACAGGCTCGTCGCCCGCGGTGCGGTGGAATCCGTAACCCTGTTTGCGAAGGTCGCTCATCAGACCCGGAGTGACGAGGTTGGACAGACCCGACCTTGCACCCTTGTTGATGTTGCGAACCACAAGCTGAGTCTTGGTCGTCTCCCGATCGCTGACAGTGAACTTGGTTCCGTTAAGATCGACAGAAACGCAGTTCAGGATGCCATCGACAGCAGAGTCGCGGCCTTGGATAATTCGGTCGTTGTCGTCGATTAGACCTGAGAAGCCCATCGGGGCACCCATGAACCCGCCTACGTCGCAGATCGGGTTTCCAGAGGTCACTGCGCCCGAAAGAAGGGTCACTGTAGCACTGGATAGGTTGTTGCTCGACGTGACGAGAATCGTTCCTTCAGGAAGGCCCGTGGTCGGGTCGAAGGACTGGTAATACTGATTCTGCTTCAGTCTCACAGCACCTTTGGTGTGGCCCGGAGTGGCGTCAGCGGTGATGTCGCAGTTGAGAGTCTGTCCCGCGCCCGGAACGGTCAGAGTTGATGCTGAGTACGCCAAAGCTCCTGAGCCGTCGCCGCAAGCGAAGAATTCCTGGTGCTGTGCAGCCGCGTCAACAGTCTGGGAAACGATTTCCTGAATGTTGAACATCGCATTTGCTTTTTTCGGCCCTTTATCCCCTCCGGCATCAACCATCAAGAGATAGTCAATAACGAGAGAGATGGAGTACATCTGTGGGACTGCCCACATGGAGTCGGACTGACTCGGAATTGCGCGGTTGTTGTCGGGGGCGGCGATGGTCGGAAGTGTGTGA